ATGGCACTTCGCCTCTCAAGTTCATGGTCACGCCAATTCGCGTTGTATGCGCAAACACACTCACCGCAGCAACAAAGTCAGCCAGGTCGAGCTTCAGCGTTCGTCACACTGGACAGGCTCAGTTTGCAATCAACGATGCACGCGAAGCACTTGCTCTTAGCTTCAAGTACTTCGATGAGTTCGAGCAGGCAGCCGAGAAAATGATCTCCGAGCAGGTCAACGATGATCAGTTCACCAAAATTGTTGAGCAGCTACTTGGCAAGGAGTCAGTCGAGACACCACGTCAGGAAGCAACGTTCAACAAGCACTTCGGTTCTGTGATGGAGCTATGGAAGCAGTCAGAGACTGTCAAGCCTGTCTACGGTACTAAGTGGGGAGTCTACCAAGCTGTTACTGAGTACACTGATCACTTTATGAGTGTGAACAGTAGCAAGACTCGAGACGAGGCCACAGCACGTGCTTTCCGTGCAGTGACATCATCTCAGATCAAAAACCTCAAGGAGGATGCGTTCGCATTGTTGAGCGCATAAGTTAGGGACGAGAGTAGGGGCCTTCGGGCCCCTACTTCTCATTAGGAAGGAGCAAGGTCATCGATAAGACCATAGCCGAGATCATCGATTTGAAACCGTCGATGGTCTACAAGATCCGTAAGGGTCAACGGTTCCCGAGTTTCGAAACAATGGTAAGAATAGAAAAGGAGCTGAACTGGAATGTCAATCAGCAAATTGAAGCACGTCGTCAAGGCGTTTATCACTCGACGTTCGAACGAGCAGCAGCTAGTCGAGCTGACTCCTCAGAATAGAAACCTACGCTTGATGGATCTGTACATCCTCAAGCACCTCGAAACACCTATGACTGATGAACAGCTAACCAGAGCATACAACCGCGTCAAATCGCGTTCTAAGAGCACTTACGGTGCCATCAGGAGAAGAAGGTACGAGCTGGCTGCCAAAGGTCTGATCAGAGACACAGGAACAGTTGTGAAAGGTAAGTACACAAGAAACATGACAGTATGGCAAACCTCAACCCAAATGAACTGAGGTATTGGCAAAACTTTGCTGAGGCTATGGGCAACAAGGAGTTCAGAGATCTCTTTGCTGCCCTGCTTCAGCGTAGCATTGAAGAAGACAACAATTTGATCGCACGCGAAGGTTTACAAAACCCTACCGTAAACCCTTTACAGTCTATGGAGGGCAACTATGAGCTTTGAGACTCGTGCCAATCTTCAAGAAGCGATAGACGCACATTTCGTTGACGAGTTCGGTGCTACGAATGTATTTTCGAAGGACTGGGTGCTTGCTGCGCATGTGGTTAGCCTAGAAGATGCAAACGAGTTAGAGGGTAGACTGTCAATCCAAAAAGGTATGGGCACATCGATCTTCACTGCGATGGGCTTATTGTCATTCGCCAATGAAACGTACAGAGTAGACTACGGTGTCTACCAAGACGGTGGCGATGAGGACGATGAGTAAGTACGCACCAACACCTTGCCTTGAGTGTGACAATCACGCAACGTTTCGGGGAAGATGTGAGCGCCATCAAAAAAAAGGCTGGCAAGGTTCCACAAGAAAAAGCCGACTACCTTCTGATTGGAACACAAGAAGACTGGTAGTTCTAAAGAGAGACAAAGGAGTTTGTTATCTCTGTGGAAAAGAAGGAGCCGACACAGTTGATCACGTCGTTCCAGGTGATGATCACTCGCTCACGAATTTGAAGGCAGTTCACGATAAGACTCCACCACACTGCCATAGATACAAGTCTTCACAAGAAGGAATAGCTGCACAGCAAGGTAATAGAATCAAACGTCGTTATTGATTTGCTTCTAAGAACCATCAGGATCCACCAGGATCCACGTTCCTTATTTGTTGAATAACTTATACATCCAGATAGGTACAGTCTGCCAGAGCATGACCAGAGGTACGGTGTAGGCCCCACCCTACTAGGTACCGTGCTCGGCGCGATTAGACCAGATACATTTTGGAGAAAGCTAAATAGGGTATCTAGCTTTTTTTCGAACCGCATGGTTCATAACTAAGAATCCCGCATGGGAGAAAGAGGTGCCGCATGGCAACAGGAAGACCAAATGGTCGTCCATCAAAGCCGGTTGAGCGTAAGCGTGATACCGGAACAGGACGCAATCTTCCAAATGCTCCGATGCCAGGCGAAGGCCTTGTCGGAGGGAGCGTTCCAACTCCGCCTGAAACCTTAGGTGAAAAAGGCATTGAGTTATGGAATCACGTATGGGTCGCAGGCAGATCATGGCTTGCGGTTGAATCAGACAAGACGATCGTCACATTGTTGTGTAATGCGTTTGATGAGCACGAGGACATACGGATCAAGCTCCAGACAGGTGAGTACCAACGCGTATACGTACACGCTAACGGATCACCAGTCACAACTCCATGGGTCACACAATTGAAAGAGCTACGTGCTCAGATGACCACATGGCTATCACAAATAGGATTCTCACCTTCCGACCGTTCACGACTAGGGCTAGCTGAAGTGCGGGTGCGCGATGAGCTAGACGAACTGTCGAGGAAGCGTGAAACAAGAGTTAGCTAACGCATGGATGCCAGCGTTCTCAGTGCCTCAAAACTCTGAGAGAACACGCGGACCATTCGTTACTGAATTTGCTGAAAAGCTGCTAACAGTCAGCCGAGGGTTCAAGGTCGGTGAACCACTTGTCTTTACTGATTGGCAAAGTTGGTTGATGGACCGGATCTTTGAAGAGAACGAGGACGGTACTCTCCGCTACAGGAGAGCTGTCGTCGGTCTACCGCGAAAGAACGGCAAGTCACTGCTAGGTACTACAATTGCGCTTGAGCACCTGCTTTTTGGACCTCAAGGCGCACAGGTTTATTCGGCTGCATCGGATAGAGCGCAGGCGAAGATCGTGTTTGGAGAAGCACGGCAACAGGTCTTGAACAACCCGACACTAAGTCGAGTGATCAAAGTTTATAGAGATGCACTTGAAGTGCCAAGCAAGGGAGCTGTTTACAAAGCTCTTTCGGCAGACGCGAGTGCTGCTCATGGTTTGGGTCCGTCGCTTGTAATAGCAGACGAACTACATGCGTGGCCAAGTTCACATACCAATAAACGTGGTGACGAACTTTGGGACGCACTAGTCACTGGCTCCGGAGACCGCCCGGAATCGTTAGTGCTAGGAATCACCACTGCGGGTGGGAACACGGATACTCTGCTTGGACGATTGTACGAGCACGGAAAACGTGTTGTTTCGGGCGAAGTTGAAGACGACCAGTTTGGGTTCTGGTGGTGGGAAGCTAGCAATGAAGACGATCCGACGGACCCTAACATTTGGAAAAAGGCAAACCCAAACCTTGCAGAAGGACTGCTCGACGAATCAGACTTCGAAGCTGCTATCGCTTCATCTGGATCGGCGGGCTTTGCTGGTTTCCAGCGCTTTAGACTAAACCAATGGGTCAGACTTGCTGGTGAGGACTTTATGTCGCCACACTTCTGGGCCGAAGCGAAGCGAGAAGGAAGCATTGAGCCAGGTGCACGAATCTGTGCTGGCTTTGATGGCTCTGTTTCAGGTGACGCAACCGGACTAGTTGCGATTGACGTTGAGACTGGAACGATGAAGGTGCTTGCCTTATTTGAGCCAGATCCTACTGATCCAGAATGGTCGGTAAACCGCGACGACGTAAACGCTGCAATTCGTAAGATGTTTGAAACTTACGACGTTGCAATGCTTTGGGCAGACCCAAGCTTCTATGAACCTGACGTACTTGAATGGTCACAAACATGGAAGCGACGAGTTGAGCGAATACCGCCAACAAACCACCGTATAGCTCCAATGGCTCAGCAGTTCATTACTGATGTGGTGAACAAAGAGATTGGACACGACGGAGATCCAAGACTGCAAAGACATGTACTGAATGCTGTTGCTACCGAGGCCGGCTCATTCAGAAAAGAGAAAAAGAACTCACCTAGAAAGGTTGACTTGCTAGCGTGTGCTATCCTTGCTAACGGCGCAAGACAAGCTCAGCTCAAGCGAAAAAGACCTGATGGACGAAGGGCAATTATCCTATGACGCTCACACCTGAAGAGCTCGACCTAACTAAAGGTCTAATGCAGAAGCTTGGTAGTTACGAAGCTCGCAATGTCGTACTCGAGAAGTACTACGATGGTAAGAATCCGCTAAAGGACTTCAACATCTCAATCCCACCGGCTTTGAAGACGGTTGAGACTGTAGTTGGATGGCCTAGCACTGTCGTTCAGGTACTTGAAGAGCGTCTAGACCTCGAAGGGTTTATTGCTCCAGACGCGCTTGGTATCAACGACATCTACCGTGCAAACGATCTTGATGTGGAATCAAGCCTAGGTCATTTGGACGCGTTGATTTATGGCGCTTGCTTTGTCGTAGTTGGTAAAGGTGATCAAGGCGAAGCTGATCCACTGATCACGATTGAGTCGCCACGCTTTATGACAGGCGTTTACGACGCCCGTCTACGTAGGTTGACATCAGCATTGCGCGTCAACAAAGATGGCAAAGGCCGCGTACAGCAAGTTACTTTGTACTTGCCAAATGAAACAGTTTACATCGCGTGGGACAACTCGCAGCCAATGGAGATCGACAGAGACGTCCACAACCTTGGCCGAGTTCCAGTTGTCTACCTACCAAACAATCCACGTAGCTCAGACCCTTACGGTAAGTCTGAGATCTCACGTGCAATCAGGTACTACACTGACGCAGCGGTAAGAACTGTACTTGGCTCTGAGGTTGCTCGAGAGTTCTACTCAGCTCCACAGCGTTACATTCTTGGTGCTGATCCTGAGTACTTCATGGATCCAGACGGTAACTCATTGAACCCATGGACGGTCTACGCAGGTCGAATTATGGGTGTTCCTGCCAACGAA